GTCACAGACTCAGCTTCTGCCAAGAATCCTGAGTTTTACGAAATGATCATGGCAGCTGGCTGCAACCCTTGGCCCGTCCCCATGGCGGAGTGCCAAGAGAAGAAAAAAGGATTCTTCAGAAGCCGCGTTATCATCGCGACTTCGAACATGTCCACATTCAGTCCAACCCGCATCAAGTCCATCCAACATGCCGAAGCTCTCGCTCGGCGATGGGATCTCCACGTGACGATGTTCAAACGAGATGACGGCACCTGCTACTTCAAAATTAATCGCGATAACGCGGTTCTTGAAGAGGAGATGTCCATGGAACAAATCATCAACATTGGCCGAGGCATCTACGCCCGCAAGAAGATGGAGTACCAAGCTCGTTTGGAAGCTTCGCGCAACACCCACCAGACTGTCCCTCATGTCTGTGTTGCCGAGTTCCTCGCCACTGTCGCAGTTCCCGCCCACTTGGCTGGCACAGCGATGCAGAACGCACGACCATCTCACGACGCAACCGCGCCCAACCACAAATACTGTCACGAGTCTCTGCCTTGTCGCTCTGAGCGCCAAGAACATCAGGGCCTTTGGGACTGGTGGAAAGGAACAACAACGCGAGAGGACGGAATTGTCTGCTACAAGCGAGAACTCACTGCCAGCGCCTATTTGTGGGACCCCAGAATCATCGACGGAATCCACAGACAAGAGGACGCGATCAGAGGCTTTCACAATGACATCCGAGCAGCAATCGAAACCTACGGGCTTCACAATCCTTTGTACATCAACGAGGATCTGGTCCCATTCGTTCGATTTAGCGAGCAGCTTGTCCTCGAAGAGTTCATCGATATGGCTTACTTCCACGGAGAAGGCGTTCGCCCACTCATTGATCAAGCCTGGTTCACCCGGTTGTTTGACTACATCCCGGAGCTGAGAGATCTCAAACTCAATGTCAACGTCCACCCAGAGGATGTTGACGAGTTTGATCGAATCACAGCCGCGAGTCGCTACGACGCAGTCGAAGCAGGATTTGCAAGTCCGCCGGAACGCACATTGTGCTACACACAAAGGCTTTGGTCGATGCTCTCCGACACGCTCGATAGGATCAAGGGATTCTTCAGCAATCTGTGGACAAAGGTCAAAGACATTGTTCGCGCGAACCCTTGGATTATCGACGTGGTCGTTCGCCTTGTCCTCGCAATCATCATCTCTGCAGTTATGTGGTGCATGAACGCAGGACCCTTCGCAGATTTTGATCTGAAGGCCGACCCATCGGAGATGATCAACGACGAGTGGAAGAAGAAGTATGTCGACCTGGCAAACAAGTCAGGCAACAAGATGAACTTCGAATCCTTCTCCGAAAAAGGTGGTCAGCGATCCATGAAAGGACGAACAACCCGAATGAACTTCGAGTCGCGAGACGAGAAAGGAGGACAGAAGTCCAACAAGATGGTTCGAATGCAATTCGAGTCAGGTCTCACTATCCAGACCATGAGGATTGGCAAGATGTCTTTTGACTTTCTCAGGATTCACCCAGAGATCACCAAGGCAGTCCAGAACGGCGAGCCATGGGCAAAACAAGCCCTGAAAGATGCTCATCTGGAGTACTGTGAAGTGATCACCCGCGTCTTGGAGGAGAACCCCACGATGACCGAGTTGAACCCGAAGATGAACGAGTGCGTTAAAGAAATGTACCGTACGCTTGTGAAGGAGCAAGAGCTCACTGAGCAGACCGTCGTTGAGACCCTCTGCCCCAACCTCGAAGAGGTTGGACAAGCGTTTTCCGCCTTCGAGAGAAGCAAGAAAGTCAAGACGGCAATGTTTGAGGCCATTCTGAGCGATTACAAGATCCCCAGTGAGGTCCAACAGTTCCAAGGTTCTGCAGATCAGAACGCTGATGGAATTGCGAAAAAGATTTCTTACAATCTTTGCGACATCTCGCCAGATGGCGGTTTTGCCATCTCGAAGATCTTCTTCTACTCAGGTCGAAAGGGCTGGGTCAACAAGCACGCATGGGCAATTCTTAAGACATCAATGTTTGTCTCGCTCCAGCGCGTCCTCCGAAATGGCACGACTATCAAGACCGCGTTTTGCGTCAAAGATCTCGTCGTTGTCGAACATCCATCAGTGGACATCTGCTTGATCCAATTCCCACAGACCTTGAGCCCGTTCGCCCACGTCCTTGACTTCATTGCCCGGGACTCAGACATGGCCTTCCAAACACTTCCGGGTGGCCGAATTGTCACTCGACGAAGTGGACAAGATCTCTGGATCCAAGCCGCGCGACCCCGCAGACTTTCATCAGCCTACGACACCCCCACTGGACCTCAATCAGCCTTCACAGGTATTGAGTACGACCACATGCACACCGAGTTTGGCGACTGCGGTTCCCCATTTATGGCCCTTGATCCCACAAAACAACGAAAGATCATGGGTTTCCACATGATGGGAAACACAGTCGGCACCGGCACATCGGTGATCGTCACTCAAGAGATCCTCCAGGATATGGAGAGCAACTCCAAGTTCATCCCGGAGTTGGTCGTCCAGGCTCAGGAATTCCAGAGCAACCCGGATCCAATGGTTCACAACCCCCTCGGAACGATGGAGTGCAAATTCGCTCCAACCAACACAAAGGTCCGTCGATCGGTCATTCACGGAATGGTGAGTGAACCAATCACACGCCCAGCCATTCTGCGCCCTACCAACGGCGTCAACCCCATGGAACGCGGCCTGAACGAAATGCAACGTTTCAAGCCCGCCATCCCGATGGACTTCGTCAATGAAGTTCAAGGTGCCCTAACTCGGTACATTTCGGGAGAAGCCGTCAACGCGCGAACCCTCAGTTACGAGGAAGCCATTAGCGGCCGTGGGATCGAAGGTTTGGAACCGGTCGACAGGTCGAAATCCGCCGGACTCCCGCTCTGTAACGAGCCTGGAGTCAAAGGGAAAACGAAATGGATCACAGAGGAACACCTCCCAACACCGGAGCTCACCCAGATGCTCGATGACTTCGTGGCTGAAGTCAAGAGTGGTGTGCTCACTCATCCTCCTTGCTTCAAGGACACTCTCAAAGACGAGCGCGTCAAGCTCGCAAAAGCGGACCCGAACGTGCCCGAAAAGATTAAGACGAGACTGTTTGCAGCCAGCCCAATGGTGCTGCTCATCATTCTTCGAGTCTACTTCGGCGCATTCTTTGCCCACTCAGTTATCAATCGCACCCGGAACACCCTTACATCAGGGACTGTTTGCCAGGGTGCCGATTGGGAGCAAATGGCAATGTGGCTCGCATCTGTGTCCACCAAGGTCGACGACGGTGACTACTCCTGTTTCGACTCCACACAACCCTCAGGCTTCCTTCTGGCCACGTTCAATGCTATCCGAACGTGGTACAATCTGAATGGAGGCACCAAGGAAGACGACATCATCCGCATGAAGTTAGCGGACCTCGTCATCCACCCATTCCACTGTGCGAACGGTACGATCTTTCGTGTCGAAGGCGGAAATCCTTCGGGAGTCTTCGGCACGACGGGCATTAATGGAGGCGTCAACATGGTCGCCTTCTACTATGCCTTCAAGCAGATCTACCCCATGTCCAACTGCACTGAATTTCTCGACAAAATCAGGACCCTCACCCACGGAGACGACGTTCTCTTTTCGGTTCACGAAGATTTCGACAATTTCACCTCAGAGAACATTGGCAAAGCTCTCGCCAAGATTGGAATGGTCTTCACCCCTGCTTTGAAAGGTGACACCGCCACCGTCGCCCGACCCATCGAAGAAGTGACATTCCTCAAACGTCGCTTCGAGAAGTGTTGGGGCATTTTCCGAGCCCCCCTTGCAACCGAATCTTCCCTGGAGATGTGCAATTGGATCACCAAGTCCAACGATGCGGTTACTGCTACCATCGACAACGTCAGAATGGCGATGCGAGAACTGGCTATCAGTGAACCCGACACAACTCTTCAGGAAGCTCTTCAAGCCGCGGTCTACGAAAAGACAGGCACGTTGCTTCCCATCATCACCAAGGCTGAGCTCCTCAAAGAGTTCACCTCCCACTTCTAATCCCTGACCCCTGCGTCTGAGGTTCTTTTAGAACTCTCCTCAGACGTAATGCAGGGATGAAACCCTTAAAAGAGCAATCTCGAGGTGCCTAATGGTTGTTATCACACCTCGTAAGACAACCGCCGCACTCGACATCACAAAACAACAACAAAATGCCAATATATCAGGCACCCAGACAAACAAAGCCGACTCAGGAGAGCCTAATGCATCCGTCGAAGAATCAATTGGTATCACCACCTTCATTGATGCTGAAGACTGCATTATGGACACCACCCAATCAACGATTTCAGAACACACTAAATCGCTGATGGGCCCTGACTCTACCCCAGAGGACCTAAAGAAAGTCCTCAACAGGCCCACATTCCTTGCGAACGTCAACTGGTCGACGACTCAAACAGTCGGAACCGCGTTGGCGGCGTACAGCGTCCCAGAGTTTCTGTTCGCGTACTCAGCCCACAAGCTGCAGAAAGCGCAATACAATCAGTTTCTCAACGCAGACGTTGTTTTTCGCATCGAGGCCGCCCCGATCCAGTTCCAAGCGGGCCGACTATGGATTTGTTTCGAACCGTACGCACTTCAACGCGACGCTAGAAACATTTACAATGCCGGTACCGCCGTTCAACAGTTCACAGCTCTTCGAGGTGTAGAATATGATCCAGCCAAACCATCGCCAGTGGAATTCCGCGTTCCATTCTCGTCTATGCTATCCTCTTGGGATATGCCAATGGGCCAGTACGGCTCTGGATCAGTTTACCTCTTAGTCTTGTCGCAGTTGGCGTCTGCATTGTCCACGAACAACGTGACCCTCTCTATCCAAGCTTGGTTCGAGAACGTTTCGTTGCGAGTGCCGATTCAGATTGGAACTCTGACCGCCCCCGCTCTCCACAAATCTCATGACATCGAGCCCATGCAACAACTCCAAGGTCCTCCCCAAGTCTTCCAATCTAAGGAAGCAGACCAAGCGAATAAGCATGTGTTTTCTCGAGCACTGACCCGAATATCCAGAGTAGCTACGATACTGGGAAATTTTCCCGTACTAGCCTCGGTTGCCACCCCTGTTGCGCACTTTTCTGGCGCAGCCTCTCGTGTTGCTGCATATTTTGGATTTTCAAAGCCCCCAGACATGTCTGCGCCGACGAAGATTGTCTCGCACAATCGTGCTGCATGGCCTAATGCGGACGGCCCCCTGCCCCTCGTCAAACTCGCGCACACATCAGACAACGCCGTAGATCTCACTAGATCGTACTTCCCGAACCCCATAGACGAAATGGATATTGGATACATCTGTTCAAATCCTGTAGCCCTAAATCAGTGGACCTGGACAACAGCAGGCACTGTAGGCTCTCTCGTCACGGTTATACCAGTCCACCCGGGCGTGTGCGTCAAAAGCACTCCGGCCCTGACCACGTATACCTATGGACAGTTCACACCGACA